TACAGTAGGAGTGAATAGTGTAGTGCTTTTAGTATATCACGTTTTGCTTGTCCCTTCTTATCATAGCGACTTAGATACTTGATTGCATTAGAACGGCAGAAAGCTTCCGCATCTCCTACAGATTCTATAAGATCAAGTGTTTGGACATTGTTTTGTTTGGAAGTATAATGTCCACCATATGTTGTGGAGATATATTCCTGAAGAGCCTTAATAGACTCATCTTCTTTATATTTTCTGGGGTAATCTTTTTGGATTCCAGGTGTTGGAGTATCTGACATAGTCAATTGAACAGTACCTTCATAGTAATCATCTAACTCACGGATGTCATCATCTTCAGTCCATCTTCCTTTTGTTTTATCCATAATAGGGTAATCCTCGTCAAATGTTCCGTTTAGTATTGAAGCAGCTAATGCCCATGAATTCATAATTTTATTATATCAAGATTGTTGATTTTCGTCAATAGGTAATTTAAAGTCTGCATCTACTTTATCATACAATTCAAGAAATGCTTGCTTTGTTTCATCATCAAAACGATTGATGCAAACTTGAATTGCCTTTGCCTTGTCATTAAAGATGCTGTAAGCACGAACAATATGAACCAGTCTACGAGTGCTGATAATCTCTTCGATACCACCATCATAGAATGTTTTGCGGATAATGTCACCCCAATCAACTAAACGAGCAATAAAGTCTGTGTCAGTAACACTTAGTGCTGAAGCAATACCGCCAAGAATCTTTTTCTCAACTGATACAGGTGGATACTCTTGTTCAAAGGTTACAGGGAATCTTTCAAGAAATGCTTCATTAAGAACATTAGTTCCTATGAACCTACCATCATCAGATCCTTTACCTTTTGTATTTGCAGTAGCAACTACATTAAATCCTGCTGATGGTTGAACAAATCTACCAATCTTCTTGAGAAAGACACCTTTACCCTCAAGGATGGGTTGCAAACATAAAATCTTGTTTGATGCTAGATCAATCTCATCTAAAAGGAGGATAGCTCCCCTCTCCAAAGCTTCGATGACAGGTCCATTGTGCCAAACAGTGTTGCCATCAATAAGACGAAAACCACCAATAAGATCATCTTCATCAGTTTCGATTGTGATGTTGACACGGATTAACTCTCTCTTAAGTTGAGCACAAACTTGTTCTACACCAAAAGTTTTACCGTTACCAGAAAGTCCTGTAATGAATGTAGGATAGAACTGCTTGGATTTAATAATATTCTTTAAATCGTTGAAAGGTCCAAACTTAACGAAAGTATTATCCTGTTCTGGTACAAGATTTTGAGTAACAGCGTCCTGAACCGCAGGTGCAGCAAATGCCTTTTCAATCTTTTCAACTTCTTGAACAGTAACTTCTAGATTCCACTTTCCTTTCGCTACATTGTATTTTTTAATTTTTTTGGTAACTGTTGAATAAGAAATATCGTTAACAGCACAAAAACCACGAATGTCAGCAGCAGTGAATTCAGTTCCGTATGTTCCTCTTAAACCGTCAACAATTTGGTCTTCAGTCATTTTTACTTCAAATAATGCCATGATGTGTTTTATTTAGATATACTTATTATAGACAAAAAAAGGGGTCTTTCGACCCCTAGTATGCCAGTTTATAAACCGTCCTAATCTTGCTGTTCTTCTATGACTTGTTTTAGTTGTTTAACAAGTTTTGGTTGAGATAATCTTCTATCTAACTCTACACCAAAAGTTCTACCAATCTCCTCTAATTTGATTTTTGACATCTCCTCAAGATCACCAACAGGAAATGTTTCTGTTACTGCTGATTCTTCTGTAGCAACAGGCATATCATCTAATGGATTTTCGTACACAGGAGGTGTTTCCTCAATAGGTGCGTCGTGAGGAACATTAAAAACAGGAGGTGTAGTGGTTTTAGTAACACCTGATTCATGAGTTGTATAATCTAAACCAGCTAATTCTGAATATTTACTCATCTGTTGATCCTCCATTAAAACTATTAATGAACTCTGGTTGAGTCATTATAAATTCTGCATCTTTCACATTATCAACATAACCTTCAGAAATCAATAAATCAACAATTTGATCATATTGATCATATGACTCACCTGTAACTGTATTTTTCTTAGCAGCTAATCTTTCTTTTGCCATTAGCTTTGCCCTTTCAGCACCAGATAATTTTGGTTGATTGGGATTATTCATCTGTTTTCTCTTATTTTTCAAGAATAGAATCTGTGCTCTGGTTTTACCAGTGTCACCACCACTAGCTTGTTGAGTCTTAAGAGTTTCCTGCTTTTGAGCCATTCTATCTTTAAGTTGATTACCTGCCTTCAACTTCTCAGTTCCACCTGTTACAAGATCTCTACCCTGCTGTACTTTTGTTTGCAATGAGGATTGGACTTTGTCTTTAACATTACTTACAGTTTGTTTTGCTTTATCAATGCCACTTTCGACACCTTTTTTAAATGCATCGCCACCAGATCTAAGACGATCTCGAATAGCACTTCCTGCTTGTCTAATCGCTCCTAGAATTTCCTGAAGTTCTTCTTCTGAGAGATCTTGTAATTCCTCTTCGAGTAATTTTTCTTCAGACGAAACTTCTTTTGATTCATCTTCTTTTATTTCAGGTGCGTGAACTCTGGCATATGCAGCCATTAATCCTTCAGCTTCCTTTCCAGTAATTCTTCCCATTATCTTTGTAATTGATTATTAATTCATATCTATTTATCAAGCTACTAACTCAATGAACTCACTAAGAATTTTCTTATTCATTTTTTTACCTTTAAGACTTTTTATGAAGTCTCTTTTGATCTGTGCCTTTGTAGCATCGTGATTAGGATCAAACTGAGCATCAGTATTTAACATCTTAGATGATAGTCCAAAATAGCGATGATATCCACTATTCTTAAGAGTAAATGCTTTTTCTTTTCTCCACTCTTTCATAACCTTTTCATATAGATCATTATATCCAGTATATCTGCGAACAAAATGTCCAGCATCTCTATTCTCAACAATACGAATGCCAATAAAATTCATATCTTGAAACTTATCTCTTAGATTCTCCAAAAGAATATCAGTCATATCAGAATAAACATCCATAGAACTAAACGAATATGTCTTACCAAGAGATCTATCTCTTAGGAAAACATTACTACCAAAATATGAGGTTCCTAGATATGGAGAATCTTCCCACTCTCTTTGAACTTCTTTATGATATCTAAGAGGTTGTGCTTCACCATCAGTAAGAATTACACATTGAACTTTTTGCAACTTATTCTCAATCTTGAATTTTGGTAAGATTTGATGTAGAGCAACTATAGTTTCATTTAGAGGTGTTCCAGAGAGATTCATTCCAAGTGGAGTTCGGAATCTACAACTATGTCCATACATTCTTATATCTTGAACAGTAGAATGATAACCGTGTGCACTTATAGATTCAACAACTCTCCAAATATTCTTAAGTTGATAATCTAAAGTTTTTGCATTTACTTTACTTGAGAAAAAATTCATCAAAGAAAAACTATCAGAAACCTGTGCGAGGTTGTCTTTCGGAGTATATGATGTTGATCTTCTCATTTCTTTATGCTCATCATCATATTTAACTAGAGGATATTCCTGAGTAAAAGCATAAACCTCAAAAGGAATATTCACTTTTCTGCAGAACCAGATTAGATTATAGAGTTGCTTAACAGTATCTTTCAAAACATAATGCATAGATCCAGACCAGTCAAGAATGAAAACTAATCCGTGGTTCTTACCATCTGCAAGTGTAGTTACTTTTTTGAATAAATCTTCATTATGCTTATAAGTATGAAGTTTAGAGCAATCTAAAACACCAGTTCTAGCAGTTGTAGCACGAGCATAACTATCTGCTGCTTTCTTACACTCAAACTCTTTTACAAGATAGTTTACTTCTTTCTGGGCATCTCTTTTGAACTGAACATATTCAGCATCAACATCCTCAAAAATATCTTTATCTGCATCATACTTTTTATTAAATTCAATAGAATCTACCCACTGACCATCACAACCTTTATGAATATCATCATTAGGAACAATAACATCTTCTAAGTTTAATTTTGGTAACTCAACATATCTATTTTCTAGACCATCAATGTTTATCAAATCCTTTAGTTTATCTTCTAGTGCATCAGCAGTTTCTACTGTTGGTTCATCACTTTCAGTGGGATCATCCATATCCATATCTTCAAAATCTTCCAATACTGGATCGTACTGAGAGGATCCTTGAGTGGAAGATTCTGGAATTTGAAACTCTCCTTCTTCTTCAGTTGCTATACCCTGACCACTTCCCTCTATTTCTTCATTACCATTCTCTGTTGGTTCTGCTTCAGCAACTTGCTCTCCAGAATCTTGATCCTGAGAGTTAACTTCGTCTTTGCAATATTCATAAAGAGTTTGTGACGCATCCAATACCTCTTCAAATGTTTCACAATTTTCTACTAAAGATAGAATCTTCTTCTCAGCATCCGAAAAAGATACATCAACGAAATTGCCAATCTTATTGTGTATATTAATTCTATCTGCAAGATTAAGATCAGAAATATCTTTATCAGCAAGATCAAAGAAATCATTATCACTTAGTTCGTGATATCCATTGTAAAAAGTTTTTGCAATTCCTGCATACTTTCTTCTCATCAACTTTTCAATTCTTACATCCTCACAAACATTTACAAATACATGAGGAATCTTGTGAGTTTCTCTCCAATTCACATCAGGGGTGAAAAGAGCGTGTCCTACTTCGTGAGCAACTAAAGAATCATATACATTATTGCTTGCTTTCTCCCACCTTGGAAGAGTTAATACACGAGTGTGAACATTAAACTCAGCAGTTTCTACTTTTTTGTTCTCTACAATAAGGTCTTCTGTAGCAAGAAGTTTTGCTAATTGTGATTTAATTTCGTGCTTAA